CATCGCCGTTCGTGTTTTGCGAAACACCCCCCGGTAGGTCGGCAAAATAAAAACACCCCACCCCCATATTTTTTCTGGTACAGTTCGCCCATCGGAGCTTAGGAGCTACAAACGCCCATGCCCATTATTGCTACGCCGGAAGTGGGAATCCCGCTGCCGTTTGACGTTAGACCGGAAGAAATCGACGACTTCCGGGAAAAAGCCTACGCCATGTTCAAAACGGTGGAAGAGCTCACCGCCCATGGCTTATCGGTTGATGTAACGGATCAAGATAAGCAAGAAGCCAGATTGGCCTTCGCTGCATCCACCCCTCCAGTACCCGCCCGGACGACGCCCGGAACAATTGTGCATCTTGAGTCCATCCTGAACGACTGGGATCAAGAAGTCCTCGATGTAAGCAGACGCCTGCGCAATTACGTAACTAACAAATTGATCGTTGAGACGACAGATCCAGATCCGAAAGTGCGGTTGAAATCATTGGAGATGTTGGGCAAAGTCTCCAACGTGGGGTTGTTTAGCGAACGGGTAGATATCACCGTGACGCACCGCACCATTCACGATATTGAGTCGGATCTGAAGAAAACGCTAGAGCTGTTTACCGGGCAGATAATTGACGTGACCGCCAAGGAAGTACCCAAAGCGGTTGCAGATATAAATTTAGACGAAGAATTTGGGGCTCCCGCCAAAGAAACCCAAATTGCCGCCGAAGAATTGATTCGGGATTTCGATGAGTCCTGAGCTACTTGCAGCCGCTGAAGCGGCGTTGCCAAACCTACCCCCGGCTGCGCAGCAGAAGATCGGCGCTTTAATAGCAGAGGCCCGCAGGGCAAAAACAAAGGAAGTTGTCAAAAACGACTTCATGGCGTTCGTTAAGTATGTATGGCCGGGGTTCATTCATGGTTGGCACCACGAGAAAATGGCCGAAGCGTTCCAGCAGGTGGCCGAGGGCAAGATCAAACGCCTGATCATCAACATGCCGCCCCGGCATACGAAGTCAGAATTTGCCTCCTACCTGCTTCCGGCGTGGTTTCTGGGGATGTACCCGGGCAAAAAGATCATTCAGACCTCCCATACGGCTGAGTTAGCGGTGGGTTTCGGTCGCAAGGTGCGAAATTTGGTCGATGGAGACAAGTACAAAGACATTTTTCCCGAGGTAAGCCTACAGTCTGACTCAAAAGCGGCTGGCCGGTGGGCTACAAACTACGGTGGAGACTACTTCGCTATTGGTATTGGTGGCGCTGTGACCGGTAAGGGCGCAGATTTGCTCATTATTGACGACCCGCACTCTGAACAAGAGGCTGCGCTGTCGGAAACCAACCCAGAGATATACGACAAGACCTACGAGTGGTACACATCAGGCCCTCGGCAGCGTTTGCAGCCGGGCGGGGCCATCGTAGTTGTGATGACACGTTGGTCAAAAAAGGATTTGACCGGCCAAGTACTCAAAGCGGCTGCCCAGAGGGACGGTGAAGAGTGGCGTGTGATTGAGTTTCCGGCTATCTTGCCTTCGGGTAAACCCCTATGGCCAGGATTTTGGTCACTCAAGGAGCTGGAGGCACTTAAAACCGAACTTCCGGCGGCTAAGTGGCAGGCCCAGTACATGCAGGCCCCCACATCGGACGTGTCTGCCATTATTAAGCGTGAATGGTGGCGGATATGGGACCAAGACGGCCCGCCGCACTGCGATTTTCTTATCCAGTCGTGGGATACGGCGTTTTTAAAGACCGAGCGGGCTGACTACAGTGCCTGCACAACGTGGGGCGTGTTCTATAAAGACGACGACACGGGCAAATCCCAGTCACATATTATTTTGCTCAATGCATTCAAGAAACGCATGGAGTTTCCGGAGTTAAAGGCCAGAGCGTTCCAAGAATTTAAAGAATGGGACCCAGATTCGATCATTGTGGAAGCGAAAGCGGCGGGATCTCCGCTTATATTTGAGCTTCGGGCGATGGGCGTGCCGGTGCAGGAGTTCACACCGAGCAAAGGAAATGACAAAATAGCGCGTCTGAATGCCGTTGCCGACCTATTTGCAAGCGGGCGAGTATGGGTTCCTAATACACATTGGGCGGAAGAACTGGTCGAAGAAGTGGCCTCCTTCCCGTCGGGCGAACACGATGACATGGTGGACTCTATGAGTCAGGCGCTGCTGCGTTATCGCAGGGGTGGCTTCATTCAACTGGACTCCGATGAACAAGACGACGAACAAAGACAGCGTCGTAAACGCGAATACTACTAAGGTGGAATATGGCTATTGAAAAGTCTTTATACGAAGCCCCCGTTGGGCTGGAACAACTCCAAGCGCAGGATGCGCTAGATCCCATCATTGAGATTGAGATTGAGAACCCCGATAGCGTGACTATCGGTATGGATGGTTTAGAGATTGAACTCACACCCACTGAGGACGAGTTTAACGCCAACCTCGCTGAGGTGTTGGAGGAGGATGAGTTGCAAGCTCTTGCCTCAGAGCTAATCGGTGACTTTGATGAAGACATCGCCAGCCGCAAGGACTGGATTCAAACATACGTAGATGGCCTAGAACTTCTGGGCTTGAAGATCGAGGAACGCTCCGAGCCATGGGAGGGCGCATGCGGTGTGTACCACCCGCTGCTGTCTGAGGCGCTGGTGAAGTTCCAGTCTGAGACCATGATGGCTACGTTCCCAGCAGCTGGTCCAGTCAAGACCAAAGTAATTGGGCGGGAGACTCCAGCTAAGAAGGAGTCGGCTGCGCGTGTCCAAGAGGACATGAACTACCAGTTGACCGATGTGATGAAAGAGTACCGGCCTGAACATGAGCGCATGCTCTGGGGTTTGGGTTTGGCAGGTAATGCGTTCAAGAAGGTGTACTACGACCCGCACTTGGAGCGTCAGGTCTCGCTGTTCGTGCCTGCCGAAGACATCGTGGTGCCATACGGCGCAAGTGATTTAGCTTCCGCTGAGCGTGTCTCGCACGTGATGCGCAAGACTGAGAACGACATCAAGCGCTTACAACACGCCAAGTTTTACCGAGATGTGGAGCTGGGCGCTCCCGACAACGTGCTTGACGAAGTTGAGAAAAAAATTGCTGAAAAAATGGGCTTCCGGGCCAGCTCTGATGACCGCTACAAGGTCTTGGAGATGCACGTGCACTTGGACCTCAAAGGGTTTGAGCACAAGGAAGATGGAGTGGCTACGGGCATCGCGTTGCCATATGTGCTTACGCTTGAGAAGGGATCAGGCATTGTTTTGGCTATCCGCCGTAACTGGGAGCCTGATGACGAAACGTATCAGCCACGCCAGCACTTCGTGCACTACTTCTATATCCCGGGCTTTGGTTTCTACGCATTCGGTTTGATCCATCTGATCGGGGCCTTTGCCAAGAGCGGCACAGCAATCATTCGCCAACTGGTGGATGCGGGTACGCTGTCTAATTTGCCGGGTGGCTTTAAGACCCGTGGCATGCGGGTCAAGGGTGATGACACCGCGATCTCCCCGGGAGAGTGGCGTGACGTGGATGTACCCTCCGGTACGCTGCGCGACAACCTGCTGCCCCTGCCGTACAAAGAGCCAAGCCAAGTTCTGGCTGGCTTGATGGACAAGATCGTCGAGGAAGGCCGACGCTTCGCAAACAGTACCGACTTGCAGATCAGCGACATGTCGGCGCAAGCGCCGGTGGGCACTACGCTGGCAATCCTTGAGCGCACGCTCAAGAACATGTCTGCCATCCAAGCGCGCGTGCACTACTCCATGAAACAGGAGTTGGGCCTGCTCAAAGGGATTATTGCAGCGTACACCCCTGACGAGTACACATACGAGCCCGATGAGGGTAGTCCTCGCGCTAAAAAGTCCGACTACGACAACGTAGACGTGATTCCGGTGAGCGATCCAAACGCCGCGACCATGGCGCAGAAGATCGTGCAGTACCAAGCGGTAATTCAGCTGGCTCAGGGCGCTCCGCAGATATACAACATGCCGTTGCTGCATCGCCAAATGCTAGAGGTGTTGGGTATTAAAGACGCAGCGGCGCTAATTCCTATGGATGGGGATCAGAAACCCACAGATCCGGTGACTGAGAACCAGAACGTGTTGATGGGCAAGCCGGTCAAGGCGTTCCTGTATCAAGACCACCAAGCGCATATGACGGTCCACATGTCAGCAATGCAGGACCCGAAGATCATGCAGTTGCTGCAAACTAATCCAATGGCGCAGAGTCTCCAGCAGGCCATGATGGCTCACATCAATGAGCACTTGGGCTTTGAGTATCGCCGCCAGATTGAGCAGCAGTTGGGTATGCCGCTGCCCCCACAAACTGACGAGAACGGTGAATCTGTCCCGATGGACCCTGAGATTGAGGCGCGGCTGGCTCCGATGCTGGCGCAAGCGGCTCAGCAGTTACTGGGCAAAAACGCCCAAGAGATGCAAGCTCAACAAGCACAGCAGCAAGCACAAGATCCGTTGGTGCAGTTGCAAGCTAAAGAGATCGCCATCAAGGAAGCCGACCAACAACGCAAGGCGGCTAAAGATCAGGCAGACATCGCCCTCAAGGCCAGCCAGCAGCAGATCGAGCGCGACCGCATCGCGGCGCAGCAACAAACGGATGCCAAACGAATTCAGGTTGATGCCATTAAAGCAGTGACCGAGTCTCGTGGTAGCCGTGAAGATCTGATGGCAAAGCTCAGTGTGGACGTGCTCAAACACCTGTCCAACAAGAATCAAGAAGAGCAAAACCGCACACAAAACGAGCGGCAAAGCATGCGGCAACTTCCTAAACCGACGAAAGGTGAATGATGGACAAGAACTTGGAGTACCTCTTAGGTGAGTACGCGGAGCGCATGGAGATGCTCTCCGGGGCCCTTTCACGCGGGGCATGTACGAGCTACGAGGAGTACAAGTACGCATGCGGCCAGTTACGTGGTCTTGAAGCTGCATGCAATGTAATTAAAGACCTAAAACGAAACTTGGAGAATCTGGATGACTGATGGAATTCTGTTGGCTACAGACGCCAACAACCCGCAGGTTGTGGGGGCCTATAAATTTGACGCTACGGCGGAGGAAAAAGGCAAGCAGCTACCAAAACCGGCTGGTTACCGCATCCTATGTGTAGTGCCCGAAACCGAAAAAGAGTTTGATGGGGGCATCCTTAAAGCAGATATGACCATCAACAACGAGGAAGCCATGACAACCGTGTTGTTTGTGGTTGACCTTGGTCCCGATTGCTACAAGGACGAGAAACGCTTCCCCAACGGCCCTTGGTGCAAGAAGGGGGACTTCGTGCTGGTGCGCCCGTACTCGGGTTCCCGGCTTGTCATCCATGGTCGTGAGTTCCGCCTCATCAATGACGACAGCGTCGAAGGTACTGTGGAAGATCCTCGCGGAATTAAACGCAAATAAAGGAGTACAAAATGCCTAAATTTGACCAGCCGGGATTTAAATTTCCCGACGAAGATACCCAAGAAGCCAAAGCTAAAGACGCGGAATCTTCTGAAATCGAAATCGAAATTGAAGACGATACTCCGCCTGAAGACCGTAACAAGACCCCAATGCCTAAGCCTCTGGTTGAGGAATTGGAGAAGGACGAGCTTGATTCCTATGACGATGCCGTTAAGGAGAAGCTCAAGCAGATGCGCAAGGTCTGGCACGACGAGCGTCGGGAGAAAGAAGCCGCGTTGCGTGAGCAACAGGAGTCATTTACCGTTGCCC